GTATTGGAGGAACTAACGGATTTAGAGCATCCTCAGGAGATATAATAAAAGATTCAATAGCTATCGCATGCGATAGTGGATTTAACGGCATTAATCAAGGACCACCAAGTGGTGCAATTATTTCTGGGAGTCATGTAGCTAGCTGTAGATTAGCCTTTTACAGAGGAGATGTTAGTAATTCTACAATAGGACCTGGCACAACGAGATTAAATACAAGCACAAATACCTTTCCAAATTCAAGTGGATTTACTATAGGTAGCAACAATGTAAACAGAGGAAAATCAGTATTATATTCATACAACCAATTACGAGAATTAGCTAGAGTGCTCAAGCCAGATCTATTAAATGAAGAACTACGTGGTAAAAGTGATGCAGATAACGATTCTACTCGTAATGCAGATACAGCAGCTTATATTCAAGCCCCTCATAAAAATATAGATACTGATATTTTAGGTCATCCTCGTAATATGGGGTTATCTTCTACACAATACCATCAACAAACATCTAAATTATCTAATCGAGATATCGGACCTTGGGAATTTTCAACTGTTAATTATTCAACAACATATTCACAATCTGCAGATGGAATTGAAATAGCCGGAGAGGGTATACAATCATTCACAATACCTATAGCATCTGGATCTGCAATGACTGCTAGTGTCAATACTAGATGGAATTCAAGCCATGACACCCAAAAACCAGGTTTAGTATTAAAGTATGAATACATATACCCATCCTCATCTTTAATGCAAGTTGACACAGGTCAGCAATATCAAACTGGATCGCAACTAGAAATAACATCATCATACTCAACGGCTGCAATAAACACATGGCAAAACATATCAGTTAGTGTGCCACCAAGTGATAAAGATCAAATATATCAAATACAATTAAAAGCCGGAAATACCGGATCTAGTAACACAGCAATATTTAGTGATTTGGAGATAACATGATTGTAAAAAATGGAACTATATATAATACTGCACCTGCAAATAAAACTTCGTCAAACCATGGGAGTTTTATATTAAAAAATGGAATAGTAAATTCTGTTTTAACATATAAACCAACATTAAGTATTATCGCACCCCCTCCTGCATCCGGGTATTCCAATTTAATATTAAGTATTGACTCTAATAGTATATCTAACATAATTGGGGTTTCATTATCTTCTATTAATAGTATATCCGGTACAGAATAATCATTGATATTTATTAAACTTATATATTATTTGGATAATAGTATTATATTATATATTATTTAATAATAAAGGAACAGTTATGACAAAAAAACTTGATAAAACAGATTTAGATCAAATTCTAGATATCCAGGCAAACTATGATAGTTTAACTCAAACAATAACTTCTAAGACAATTGATAAACATATTACCGAAAAACAATTATCGATAATAGAAGCCGACCTATCTAATTTATTTCAAAAATTTGATAAGTTACAAGCTCAGGAACAAGAATTTATTCAAAAGCTACAAGATAAATATGGCAGCGGTAAAATCGATATTGATGCCGGTACATTCACAGCAACCGAATAATAGATATATGTTTGATAAAAAAAATTATATTTATTAATAAAAACAATTATAGGAGTAATTAATGGCAGAAAGAATAGTAACGCCTGGAGTCTATACACGAGAAAAAGACCAGTCGTTTTTACCACAGGCAATCCAAGCAATTGGAGCTGCAATCGTTGGACCAACAGTTAAAGGTCCGGCTCTTGTGCCTACTACCGTTTCGTCATATGCAGAATTCGAACAAATATTTGGTTCGTATACTGATGATTCATATGTACCATACGTAGTTCAAGAGTATTTAAATAACGCACCTAATATGACAGTAACTAGATTGCTGTATGAAAATGGTTATGATTTAGATAATGGATCATTAGCAATTATTGCAACATCTGGGTCTGTTGAAGTAGTAACACATTTGCTTCATCCAGTTGAAGCAGTAAATGACGCATCTGATTTATTTGCTGATTCAACCATTGTCGACAATGTATCTGGATCATTTGCAATTAAAATTTCAGGATCATATGATTCTAATTTAAATACAAATGTACCAGGATTTAGTGGAGCATTTAATTTATACACTACAGAAGGTGCTGGAGTATCAGCTTCACTTAGTTCTACGGCTAATAACTATGTAACCAAAGTATTTGGTAGATCGCCAAAATCTACAGATTATCCGGTATACGTTCAATATGAAAATACAGGAGCAACTAGTTTATTTAACAACTTAGGCGATGTAACTACTAAATTAGCTGTTATTTCTAATTATGCATTTTTACAAGATTATAACACAGCATCGACACCATTTATCACATCACAAAAAATTGGATCAACTGCTGTTAATCTTTTTAAATTTCATACTATATCACATGGAACCGCAGTTAACTTTGAAACAAAAGTAGGTATCCGAGATATAAGATTATCAACAGAAGTATCAGATCCGAATGGCTATGGAACATTTACTGTAGAAGTTCGTAGAGTAAACACAACAAATGTACCTCCACAAATTAGTTCAGTATATAATTCAGCTGATACAGATTTAGCACCAGAAATTGTTGAGTCATTCCGAAATGTTAATTTAGATCCAGATTCTCCTAGATATATTTCTAGAGTTATTGGCGATCGTTACAAAACAGTTTCAGCTAATGGCGATTTGCTTATAAACGGTGATTATGAAAATAATTCAAATTACATTCGCGTAGAAGTAACTGATTCGGTTGCTAATAAAATTGTTGATAAAACATTGGTACCATTTGGATTCCGTGCTTTAACATCTCCAATTCCAAATCCATCTGGCTCAGCTAATGTAGAAGCCGCTGTATACAGCACATCACAAACAGTTGGCGGATCATTTAATAGCAATTATTATCATGGATTTGATTTTACAGATGCAGCAAACTTAACTTATCTTGCTCCACTACCATCATCGGGGTCGACTACTGCTAGCAATTCAGATTTCTATTTAGGAGATGTGTCTCAGCAAGCAGCTGCAGCATTCCCGAATACAACTAGTCCATATAGTGGATCATTAACGGCTGCATTAACAGCTGGAACATTTACTAGCAATGTTTCATTGGATACTAGAAAGTTTATAGTTCCAAATCAGGGAGGATTTGACGGAGCTCGTCCTAACTTGCCTAAATTCAGCGGAACTAATATTACTGCAGCAAACACATTTGGATTTGATTGTAGTTCAACAACATCAACTGGTACTACTGCATATAACAAAGCATTTGCATTATTAAGCAACACTGATTATTATGATATGAACATGTTGTTAACACCTGGTATAATTCATTCATTGCATCCAGTTATAACAGCAGCAGCTCGTCAGTTAGCAGAAGATCGACAAGACACATTCTATATCATGGATTCAAATGCATTAACAGATTCAGTTACAACTGCTATCACAACAGTTAATAGTTTAGATTCAAGTTATACTGCAACATATTTCCCATGGATTAAAATTAATAATCCTAGAAATAATAAACCAACCTGGGTACCACCATCAGTAGTAATGCCAGGCGTTATTGCATTTAATGATAGTGTATCTGCTCCATGGTATGCCCCTGCAGGTTTGAATAGAGGTGGTTTAACGTCGGCAACTGATACATATTTAACATTGACTCCAAAACAAAAAGGAGACTTGTATGAAGCTAGAATTAACCCAATTGCAAATTTCCCTAACTTGGGTATTGCTGTTTGGGGACAAAAAACACTTCAAGCAAGACCTAGTGCATTGGATCGTGTAAATGTACGACGACTATTAATTACGGTTAAGAAGTTTATTGCATCTTCAACTCGTTATTTAGTATTCGAGCAAAACACAAATGCAACTCGAAAAAGATTTGAAGCTATTGTTAATCCATATTTAGAGGGCGTAAAAAATCAGCAAGGATTATATGCTTTCCGAGTAATAATGGACTCAAGCAATAACACTCCAGATCTAATCGATCAAAATATATTATACGGACAAATTTTCTTGCAACCAACAAGAACGGCTGAATTTATTATCTTAGATTTTAATATTCAACCAACGGGTGCACAATTCCCTGAATAGTATATTTCATACGAAATAAAAAAAAAGAGGTAGGCTTTGGTCTACCTTTTTTACTGTATATAATATTTATATAAAAAGAAAAGGATATAAATGCCATACGATATTAATTCATCTAATTTAGAAGGCTTTGTTAACGGCGCGGATTCACCTGACGGTCAAGGAGTATTTCCAGGATCATTACAGGATTTTGGAACAGAAAATGAATTTTATAATGCTGCATATTCATGGGAACCAAAATATACAAATCGTTTCATCATGAGTATCGGAACAGATTTAATTCCTGCATTTTTAATTAAAGCTTCTGCAAAACCATCAGCAACTAACGGGGAGGTAGCGTTAGATCATATTAATGTACAAAGATATGTAAAAGGTAAAACAGTTTGGAATAATATAGGTATTTCTATCTATGATG